ATCTGTGTTCGATCATTAAATTCAAACGATCTGCGTGTTGCTAACATCTTTTCTCTCATGTCAATCCATTCTTTCATTGTATACCACGATACAAGGTCAAAACCATAATTACCCATTGCATAAGAGAAATATGTTTGTTGAGCTAATGTTTGTTCTAATGTGAATAACGTATTGATACCTTGATTACTACCTTCTTCAAAATTTGTCACAGCCATCACCTTTCTATAATCTAAGATATCATAGTCATAAACAGTATTAATTAACGTTGCAGCAACAGGTACTTGTTCAACTGTAGGTGTTTCAACATATGATGATTTAAATGATGCAGATAGAGATGAATTTAACGCTATAATCTGACCATATGTTGGATTACTAATTAACTCAAATGTTGGAACACCATCGGCAAAGCTTGCACTTAATGCTGATGATGAGGTGAAATATGAACTTGCAATAGCAGATGTACACACATACGCTGTACTAGTTAGTGTAATATAGTATGAAGAACTTGGACGAGTTATCTCATGTGAATTTTGTTGGGATTGAGATAACCCGGTCTTTGCTAAAGTGTAGAGTTTATCAATAGGTAAACCAACATTAGGAATATATAGATTAGAATCAAAAACTAAATTCTCTTGTGTGTAACCTGCAAACTTAGAAAACATTTCTATAGCTATAGAAATATTCTCATATAGTTGATCCTTATGTATCTCTATGGTTACAAGAGGGTAACCTAACGATCTTAGAATACGGTCACCAAGTCGGTCAAACGTTGTGATCTTTGAATTAAGATTTGTTGACTGAAAAGCTGATATGGGTGAAATAGCGCAAGGTAAACTCATTACCTTTGTATTTATGCAGCTGGTGCCGCTGTTTCAGCTTCTGGTGGTGCTTCCTCAGCTGGTGGTGTTTCACCTGGAGGTGTACCTACATCTGCAGCACCGCCTCCAAATGCTGGTGGCATACCACCACCACCTCCTCCACCTAATGGTTCTCCACCTTCAGGAGGTGCTGCACCAATTTCAAAAGCTTCTTTCCAATCTGGACCACTATTTTGAATTTGTTGAATTTCCCACTGAAACTCTGCATCTTTTCTAAGATACTCTCTATTAGCAAGAACTTGTAAATCGGTCCAACCAAGATATTTTTTCTGCGCAAATGTCTTAGAAATAAATTCACTCTGTGTAAGTGTACCGTAATTAGTTGCTTTCAATTCAAGTTTTTGATTTTCTCTTAGATCGTAGAAGTTTGTTGGTGGGTTAAACTCAATTGAGATATGTGGTTCTTTGAGTTCATATTCATCCCAAATTTTCTTAAGCTTTAAATGTGTAATAAATGCTTTCTTAAGACCATATGAAAACCTTTGTTGCATTCTAATAACAAATCGTGCAAACTTAAGTTCTTCTCTTAAGATTTCATTACCATCTCTAAATGCATCTTGTGGGTCTAGTCTTGATGTTGGTACTTTGAGTGATCTGTATAGCTTTTTGATAAAGTACATTAAATCAGATAGTTCACCAAGATTAGCACCACCTGGAAGTTGTTTTACATCTGTACCTTCTGATCCTTGGCGCTTTGCAAACCAAAATGCATCTAACATTGATTGTGGTGTAAATTTTTGTGCAACGTCATTTTGATCAGAATCAAATGTTTTTGTTGACCAATAATTCTGAATAAGCTTACGAAGATATGCTTCTGCTTTTGGTGGTGGCATATTACCAACATCAACGTTGAATACAAGACGTTCTGGTGCTCTTACCATTCGGTAAATAACAATAGCATCTTCAATTAGAGAAAGCTGTCTATATGCTCTTCTTGCGTTTTCTAAAATAGGTAAAACAAACGTTCTATTTTCATCGTAAATACCAGAACTCACATAAACAATTTGATTTTCATCCATGGGTATGAATTCATATTTTTCAACCTTTGTGGGGTTATTTGGATCGATTATTGGTTTTTTATAAATGTACCCCTTAATCATCAAATTTTGAATATTATTATAAACTGGATCACAAAGTTCAGGTGGAATATTAACAAAACCTAAAATACCTTGATCTGCATAATCTTTATGGATAATGTTTTCAAAAAATACTTCACCTTCAACTAAAAACTGTCTAATATATGACCAACCTTTATTTTCAAGATCCATATATTCAACAATCTTTTGAAACTCCATATTAAGAGTCTGTTGTTGCACATCAGTTAACTTTTGCTGTCTAATTTCTAATTTAACAATATCACCATTTTCATCTTTGTTAACAAATTCATCACAAATTTCATCAAGTGCATCTGCAACATCTGAATATGCTGCCATAATTCGATAGTCACGAAGACGACCACCTTTATCTTGATTTACATTAGCATATAATACAGATTGTAGTTTATTATCTGAGTTGAAAGCACTTGCAGATGCTTCATCTCTTCCAATAGCAACAGAGTTATTGGCAAGTGCTTCACTACGTTTACCACCGTTATTATTAAAGATTTTATACTTCGGATTTTTTTCTTCTAGGTTATCTACCTCTTTATATGAGTATGGCAATCTTTGAGAAATATAGGTCATTAGACCTCTACCAAACGTTGATGCTTTACCTGTGTCGTTTTGCTGATATGCCATAATTGTATATATTTAACTCAATTCAGTGAGAAAACAATATTTTTTGTTTTTGCTGATGAATCCCAGAATGGTTCGTTTGCAGTTACAATAACAAAATTACCAGATTGGGATGTGTATGGTAATGTGAATGTTATTATACCATCATTAATAATAGTATAATTTTCTACTAATGAACCTGTTATTATACCATCTTTAATGGTATTAATTGATGTAACACCAGGGAACAAACTAATGTTATTTGAACTTAACATTAGATATTTTACACTTGTATAAAACTCACCTAGTAACATAAACGACGCACTAGATAAATTATTTGTCATTGAGGTGTTTTGGGTAACCTCAAGCTGCGCTCCAGTCTTAGCTAATCCGAGATAAATATTTTTAATCGTTGGTATACCTGATATCGAGAATGTATCGGTACCATTTGGAAATTCTACACCACTTAATGAGTCATAAGACCCATAATTTAAATCTAAACCACTTACTGCGTTAAATGACGTATTAACAACGTAGATTGGTGCAACGATTTCTTTTTGTTTAAACAACCAACCTTCGATTGTAAACGATGTATCAGCAACCACTCGATACTTATCAGATGATGTGAGATCTACAGGTGGTGTAAAGTTAACAGATCCATTCCATAAAACCTTTGACCTAATCTCTGCATTATAACCTAATCCAAACTCCTCAGGTAACTTCCATGCAAGTATAATATATGGATTATTATATGGTGCAAAGTTTGAAATTATCTGATCAACATCTGCTTGATATTTGCCGATAATCGACATTGTTATATCGATATTAATCGGTACAGGAGTTTTTACATTTGCAAAATTCTTCTGCGTGTTTTTATAAGCTGTTGGTAAATAAAACCCATCTAACTTATTAAAAACACGTTTTTCATCACGAGTTATACTATTTACATTAATACAAACAACAGGTAGGGTAATGTTATGCTGTTCATTAATAATATCATATAATACCCGTTGTTTCGGTGCAAGTACATACCTAACTTCTAAAATTGACTGAGCTACTCGATTATTATCATATCTTTTCACCAAACAATCGTCAAACGCAGATACGAACTGCGTAAGCAAATTCTTTATTTCAAAATAGAAGTTATAGTTTTTCACTCATATATTTATCAAACAAATCGATCGATAAAGTATTTAGGTAGGATTTTCGTGTTATTTTTGAGTACATTTACAACAGCACCATCTAGAATATATGTAACACAATGATCTTCTTTCGATCTAATACCACGACCACATGCTTGAATTAGTGAACAGATCATTTTATTTTCATACCACTTCTTATCCATTTCAAACAACTTTTTAATTCGTTTGTTCATTAACGGTAGATATGGTGCCTTGATAATGATCTGGAATCGTGCAAGATTATCTTTTAAATCAATACCATGAGTGAGAGACGGTGAAACTAAAACTGTTGGATCTTCTGTTTCATAATGTAACTTTAAAATTTCATCAT